CACACAAATGGGTTCGCTTGCTAATGTTTATTTTTGGGATGGTTATATAGACCAAGTAAGAGTTTACACATCAACTATTTCATCAAGTCAAGCAGGAGAATTAAACACCGAAGTAGGATGTTAAAAAATTAAACTATGGCAATAACAAAAATAGGAACACCGGAATTATTTGACTTTAGCTCGCTAAACACAGCGCTTCAATTGCCTACGGGACCTACAAGCGGAACAGGGGGAAGACCTTCTTCTCCTAGCACGGGAGAGTGGCGTTTTAATACAACATTAAAATATGTAGAATATTGGGATGGGGGTGCATGGAGACAGATAGACACTGAAGCGTTGCCCACCCCAGATGACTTTCCTTCTCAAAACTTTAACGTAACCACATACTATGGTAATGTAACCGCTCGAACATTAGACGCTAAATTTAATGAGGCTGCTAATTTCAACGGCGCTTCTAGTGGTTCACAAATTTTTATATCTGATGCTGATGTTTTTTCACCTGCTAATAATGATTTAAGTTTTAGTGTTTGGATAAAAACAACATCAACAAGTGTTGGTTATATTGCAAGTAAACAAGACGATGGAGCGGCTACATACGAATGGCAGTTTTATATGAACACAAATGGAACAGTTGCTATTGGTGTTTATACATCTAGTGGAACTCACATAGCTACAGCTACATCAACAGCTACAGTTAATGATGGTAATTGGCACAATGTTGCTTTTGTTATTGACACAAACACTTCGGTAACAGTTTATGTAGATAAAGCAGGAGTAACAAATTCAAGCTGGTCAGGCACTATGTCGAACACTTCAACAGATGTTGGCCTTGGTTATGGTGGGGAAAATATGTCAGGGAATCGATTAGAGGGAGCTTTAGACCAAGCAAGATTTTTCAATACCGCTTTGACCTCTACACAAATTAATAGCCTTAATGATAATGAAACAACAACTACAGCTGCCACATTAGATTTTCCTTCTGGTGCAGGATGTTTTGCGGCTTATCCATTAGACGGTGACGCTTCTGATTTGAGCGGCACATACGGAGGTGTAACCACATCTGTTTATTATACAGGATTACGATTTCAGCCAGATTTTGTTTGGACTAAAAACAGGGGCTTAGCCGAGCCGCACATGTTATATGATTCTGTAAGAGGTGTAGAACAAACCTTATACAGTAATGATACCGACGCACAATATAATGACAGTGGCTCGCTAACAAGCTTTAATTCAAATGGTTTTGGTTTAGGAACTTATACGGGTACAAATAGAGATGGATATGAGTTTGTGGCCTGGTGTTTCAAGGGCGGTGGAAACTCTAACACTTATAATATTGACGGCACGGGATATGGAACTGCAAGCGCAGCAGGACTTGATGGAGGTACTATTTCCCCAACAGGAGCAAGTGTAAATACAGGATCTGGATTTAGTATAATTAAATATACGGGTAATGATACTCAAGACGCCACTTATAACACAGGGTTAACAGTTACATCTGATCTTGTTATAACAAAATCAACTTCAACCATGTCATGGTATGTTTGGAGTAGTGTGTTGCCAAGTGGTACAAATTATTTAAAATTAGAAGACAGTGTTGGAGAACAAACTACATATACGCCTTTATATCCAACTAACCCAGTTAGCGGAGGAGCAGGTGTATTTAAAATAGGTAGCGACCAAGGAGTTAATGAATCAACAAAAAGCTATATCAGTTACCATTTTGCAAACATATCAGGCTACCAAAAAATTGGAACTTATCCAGGAACAGGCTTAGATGTAGGTAATTATATCTACACAGATAGCAATGGAGACGGGACCGGTACAGATGGATTTGAACCTGCATTTTTATTAGTCAAAAGGACAGATACTTCGGCTGATTGGTTTATTTATGATAACAAAAGAATGTATACTTCAGAAGCGCCACATAATCCGTTTTCAGGGGAATTAAGACCTAACAGAAATATAGCAGAAGATGACTACGATGGATATAATTTTTATTCTAACGGATTTGAACTGGCTAACAGTGGAACTAATATGAATGCAAGTGGAGGAACTTATTTATATTTAGCTATAGCCGCTGATAAAAACACTTCAGTTCCTTCTGCAGATAATAGTTTTGAAACTACACTTTATTCAGGTTCAGGTTCTGCTCAACCTATTTATGGATCATTTAAACCAGATTTTGTTTGGACAAAAAACTATCTGGCTAATGCTTCTCATTATCTTTTTGACAGTGTTAGAGGCCCAGGAAAAGAAATATATTCTGATTTAACTACTCAAGAATATGCTGATCCTGCTACATTAACTTCCTTTGCTCCAAATGGATTTAGTGTAGGAACAGGCACAGGTGTTAACAATAGCAGCAATAGTTATGTAGCTTGGAATTGGAAAGCTGGACCCCCGTCTATAAATATAAATGGGACTCGAAAAAGCGTAGTTTCAGCAAACGCTAATGCTGGATTTTCAATTGTAAGCTGGAAAGGTGATGGTGCAACCGCCACCATAGGTCATGGGTTGGGAGTGGCACCAAATTTAATTTTTGTTAAAAAATTAGATGGTACCTCAAATTGGCCTGTATATTCATCAGTGCTAACAAGTGCTGCTTATAGATTATTATTAGATGATACCGTCCAGCAAAATACCACCAATGACGAATGGAACAGCACTGCTCCTACAGCTGATGTGTTTAGCGTGGGTAATGGTGGTAATGTTTCTGATAACGATAAAGCATTTATTGGATATTGTTTTGCAAATAAAGCGGGGTATGTGTCTATAGGTAGTTACGCGGGCAACGGTCTTGCTACAGGCGTGTTTACAGTTACAGGCTTTGAGCCTTCGTGGTTGTTGGTTAAAGAATATGATGATGCAGGAGGTTATTGGATTATTGTAGATAACAAAAGAAACACTAGTAACCCTAGAACCCTAAACTTGTTTCCAAACGCGCAAGATGTTGAAACAAATTTTGGTCATTTTGACTTTTTAAGCTCAGGCGGAGGAGGATTTCAGCCTGCAAATAATAATGCAGACACGAATGCCTCTGGTAAAAATTATCTTTATATGGCAATTAAATAAAATAAAATTATGAACACAACAATTTTAATATTAATCGGATTATTAGTTTTACTAATAATAATAAACATAGCCGCTATATGGCTTACTAGAAAAGGTCTTACTAAAGACGAGAACAACAATATGATTCCTGATATCTTAGAGGAAAAGTTTGCTAAGATGCAGGCAGATGTATCTCGTCGTGTAGGTCGTGTCGGAGAAGAGCTCAAAGATGTAACTAAGGCTATTAAAGAGGTGGGTAACCAAATCGGAGACGTGCCTAGTGCAATGAAAGGTCAAAATAGATCTGGGAAAAAAGCAAAGAAAAAATGAAATACGTGCAAGATACCACAGCTGGAAAGATAACAGTAAACTATATTTATGTTGAATCTAAAAAAAATGGATGTGACTGATATTAAAGTTTACGCTCTTACAGTTGGAGCTCTAGCTACGTCAATGACAGACATTGATGTGGTTCTTAAAATTATTGCAACTCTTGTTGCTATAGGATATACCTTGCACAAATGGTATATAATGCATGGAAAGAATAAGTGAGCACGTATCGTACAAAGAAGCAACAAAATCTAATACAGCATCACGTTTAGGTATTGACAATACTCCTAACTCCTATCATTTATCAAATATGGGCATCCTTGCCGATAAATTATTTGAACCCCTTAGACGGTGGGTTGGTGGTCCAATAAAAATTAATTCCTTTTACCGATCTCCAGATTTAAATACAGCTATAGGAGGAAGTTCTAGTTCTCAGCATTGCCAGGGCAGAGCTGTAGATATTGATGATACCTTTGGACATAAAAGTAATGCAGAAATGTTTGCCTACATAAAAAACAATTTAGACTTCGATCAGATTATATGGGAGTTTGGAGATGATTTAAATCCTGATTGGGTACACGTAAGCTATGTATCCGAAAATGAAAATCGGTCAAGAGCTTTGAAAGCTGTAAAAACAGATGGCAAAACTAAATACGAAGTTATATGAGTAAGCCTAAGAAAAAATTTGGACAAACAGTTGTTGGTAAGCTTCTAAAAGCTTCTGTTGGATTAATTAACCCCACTCTTGGTAGTTTAATTCAAGGAGACATGTCGGTAGAACAAGTCGTCTCTTCAATTAAAAATTCAGATGCGCCACCTGAAGACAAAATAAAAGCACAAGAGATGGTTTTAGAAGCCTATGAAGCAGAAGTAGCAGACAGGGCTAGTGCAAGACAAAGAGAAATAGCAGCTCTTAACGCAGGATCTAATGATGTTCTTTTCAAAACTGTAGGATGGGGAATTACTCTTTGTTTTATTGGGGTTATTGCAGGAGCCATAGGTCTTTGGCAAATCCCTGAAGAGTCTCAAAGGTTATTCGACATGGGTTTTGGTGCGGTGGTAGCCGCTTTTACTCAGGTTATTGGGTACTACTTTGGATCCTCTGCAGGAAGCAAACAAAAAACAAATTTGATGAACGGTAGTCAAGACAGTCAATTACCGTAAACACTAGATTATTTAAGGGCGTTAAATAATTTGTATCTTTATATATAAATTAAATCTAATCTAATGGACATAAGGAAGATTTCCGTCGGACCAGATTATAAATCTGGGGCTATGCACTACATAGTGGGACAAGAAATTTTAAATGGCAAATATTTTATTCATCTCATTCAACAAGACAGTGGCACACAAGCTATAAAAATATGGATTCAAAGAAAAGATGAAATATTGCTATGGAAAGAATTCAGCTCTGATGTTCCAGTATCAATAGAATATAATATTAACTTCTAATGAAATCACCATTCTATTTTATTGTTAAAGCTATCGATGGTAAACGATATAATAACACAAAGACAATAGGCACGGTAGACTTTATAACTAGCTCTTCTGAGGAAGACCATAAAGCATCTAATCGTAATGCTGTTGTTTGTGAGACTCCATTAAATTATAATGGACCGATTCAAGTGGGCGATATACTTTTAGTTCACCATAATGTTTTTAAATTTTATAACGACATGAAGGGTAGGCAAAAAAGCGGCAAGAGTTATTTTAAAGACGATTTGTTTTTTGTAGACAACGATCAGTTTTATATGTACAAACATAAAGACAAATGGTTTTGTCATGACAGGTATTGTTTTGTAAAGCCTTTAAAAAAACAAAATTCTTTTATATTTAAAAGAGGTAGTGAAGAGCCATTGATGGGAAATATGGCCTATGTAAATAAATATTTAACGTCACAAGGAATAAAAAGAGGAGACACAATTACGTTTAAACCCGATAGTGAATATGAGTTTGAGGTAGAAGGAGAAAAGCTCTATAGGATGTATGATCATCAAATTACATTAACATTATGAGTTCAGAATTATTAAAATTACAAATTATTCAAGCAGGGCGTAAAGCTGTAGAACAACTTATCAAGGTTGCAAAGGAAGATATTATAAAACCAGATCCAGAGGATGAGCTAGCAGCAGACAGATTAAAAAACGCAGCAGCCACAAAAAAGCTTGCAATATTCGATGCTTTTGATATATTAAATAAAATAGATCTTGAACAAGACAACATAACTTTAAATCAATCTAATGGAAATAAAGTCCAAACAAAACAAGGATTTGCAGAAAGAAGATCGAAATAGACTTTTTTATATTGTTAAAAATCTAGTTCCTAAAAGCGTCATGATTAATAAAAATAAAACTAAGTCATGGCTATACGGATATAGTGAAAAATACGATATGGTTGTTATATCTAAATCTGGACAAATAGGAGATATAGTTAACATAAACGGATTAAATATAGCGCTCCCTAAAACTCCCGATAATATCCCCAAAAACTCCTTAGATAATAGTAAACAATACTGGAAGCGAGTAGAGCTGCCAAAAGAATTAAACCGCATACAGTCCATATTTCAATGGAATGAAATGGCTAGTGTTTTTAAAAATAAGTGGGTAGATTATATTGAAAAAGAATTTGACCGCAGAGAAGAAGGTTATTGGTTTTACAACAATGGAAAGCCTACATACATGACAGGATCTCATTATATGTATTTGCAGTGGACTAGCATCGATGTCGGTTATCCCGATTTTAGGGAGGCCAACAGAATATTTTTTATTTTTTGGGAAGCATGCAAGGCCGACAAAAGATGCTTTGGTTTGACGTATCTTAAAATCAGAAGATCTGGTTTTTCTTTTATGGGCTCATCAGAGTGTGTCAACACAGGTACATTAGTAAAAGACTCTAGGGTTGGAATTCTCTCAAAAACAGGCTCTGATGCTAAAAAAATGTTCACTGACAAAGTAGTTCCTATAGCTAATAGACTACCTTTCTTTTTTAAGCCCATACAAGACGGAATGGATAAACCTAAAACTGAGTTAGCTTTTAGAATACCTGCTTCTAAGATTACTAAAAAAAACATGTATGATGCAGTTGATGATGAGCTATATGGTCTAGACACCACAATAGACTGGAAGAACACAGATGAAAACTCTTATGATGGAGAAAAGCTTTTACTTTTGGTACATGATGAAAGTGGTAAGTGGATAAAGCCAAATAACATTTTAAACAATTGGCGTGTTACTAAAACATGCTTGAGACTAGGAAGTAAAATAATTGGAAAATGTATGATGGGTTCCACGTCTAATGCTCTAAGTAAAGGAGGTGATAACTTTAAAAAACTCTATGAAGATTCTGATATTGGCACACGTAACGACAATGGTCAAACAAAAAGCGGTATGTATTCTTTGTTTATACCTATGGAGTGGAACATGGAAGGCTTTATAGATAAGTTTGGGATGCCTGTATTTCATAAACCTGAGACTAAAGTTCTAGGCGTAGACAATGAATATATTTACAATGGTGCTATAGATTACTGGAAAGCTGAAGTAGAATCGTTAACTAAAGACGCAGACGCTTTAAATGAATTTTACCGTCAGTTTCCTAGGACAGAGTCACATGCTTTTAGAGATGAAAGCAAAGCATCATTATTTAATTTAACAAAAATTTACCAACAAATAGATTATAATGATTCACTTATAATAGAGCAACACGTTACAAGAGGCAAGTTTTATTGGCAAGACGGGATTATAGACTCTCAAGTAATATTTTCTCCCGATCCAAAAGGGAGGTTTAAAGTTTCTTGGATGCCAAACAAAAACATTACTAATAAAAAATACAAAAAATACGGGCATTATTTTCCTATGAATGAGCACGTTGGGGCTTTTGGTTGTGATTCTTATGACATATCTGGTACTGTAAAAGGGCGAGGATCGAATGGAGCTCTTCACGGCTTAACTAAGTTTAGTATGGAAGAAGCCCCCAGCAATGAGTTTTTCTTAGAATATGTAGCAAGGCCGCAAACCGCTGAAATATTTTTTGAGGAAGTTCTTATGGCTTGTGTTTTTTATAGTATGCCAATACTGATAGAAAATAATAAACCTAGGCTGTTGTATCATTTTAAAAACAGGGGTTATAGAGGTTTTTGTATGAACAGGCCAGACAAACATTTTAATAAATTATCAAAAACTGAAAAAGAATTAGGAGGTATTCCCAACACCTCTGAGGATGTAAAGCAATCACATGCTTCAGCCATTGAATCTTATATTGAAAAATACGTTGGTTTAGATTTATCTGGAGCTTACAGGCCTACTACTGAGATGGGTAGTATGTATTTTACTAGAACTTTGGACGAGTGGGCAAGATTCGATATAAACAACAGAACCAAGTTTGACGCTACTATTAGCTCAGGTTTAGCTATTATGGCAAATCAAAAAACCCTTTATCTACCTGAACAAAAACAAAACAAAATAAATCTTAACTTTGCAAGATATGCTAACAATGGAAATTATAGTCAATTAATCAAATAGATGGAAGAGGTAAAAATAAATATTTCATCTGTAGGTTTTCCCAGTCAGTTTGTATCAGACTCAGAAAAAGCAACCAAAGAATTTGGTTTACAGATAGGACAAGCGATACAATATGAATGGTTTAGAAAAGATACTAAGGGCTGTAGATATTACAGTCAATGGAGAGATTTTAACAGATTGCGACTTTATGCAAGAGGCGAACAGTCAATAGCTAAATACAAAAATGAACTAGCGGTAGATGGAGATCTTTCTTATTTAAATTTAGATTGGACACCCGTACCTATACTCCCTAAGTTTGTTGATGTAGTTGTTAATGGTATGCAAGACAGGCTTTTTAAAGTTAAAGCTTATGCCCAAGACGCATTGTCTCAATCTAAAAGAAGCAAGTATCAAGATATGATAGAAGGCCAAATGGCTGCCAAAGATATACTAACAACTGTACAAGAAAACACTGGATTCGACCCTTTTATTATGAATCCAGATGAATTGCCTGCATCTGACGAAGAGCTTTCATTATACATGAATCTTAACTATAAGCCCGCTATTGAAATAGCTGAAGAAGAGGCAATAGACACAATGTTTGCTGAAAACCATTATGAAGATATAAGAAAAAGAATTGATTACGACCAAATGGTTGTGGGAATAGGTATAGCAAAACATGAATTTCTTCCAGGTTCTGGAGTTAAAGTTTCTTATGTTGACCCTGCAAACGTGGTTTATAGTTACACTGAAGATCCTTTTTTTAAAGATTGTTTTTATTGGGGTGAAATCAAAACAGTTTCTATAACTGAGCTTAATAAGATTGACACGACTCTAACGACAGAAGATTTAGAAAAAATTTCTCAGTATAGTCAGAGCTGGTATGATTATTTTAACACAGCTCAGTATTATGAAAACGATATATTTTATAGAGATACTTGTACTCTAATGTATTTTAATTACAAGACTACTAAAAAAATGGTTTATAAGAAAAAAATAAACGATAATGGTAGCACTAGGATGATTGAAAAGGATGATACTTTTAATCCACCTGAAGAAATGATCGAAGAAGGAAACTTTGAGAAGATTGAAAAAACAATTGATGTTTGGTATGATGGAGTAATGGTAATGGGTACAAATATTATCTTAAAATGGGAGCTTGCTAAAAATATGGTAAGGCCTAAATCCTCCTCTCAACATGCTATGCCTAATTATGTAGCGGCAGCACCAAGAATGTATAAAGGTGTAATTGAATCTTTGGTTCGCAGAATGATTCCATTCGCTGACCTTATACAAATGACACACTTAAAACTTCAGCAAGTTATTGCTAGAGTTGTTCCGGATGGTGTATACATAGACGCTGATGGATTAAACGAAGTAGATCTGGGTACGGGAGCAGCATATAATCCAGAGGACGCTCTTCGTTTATATTTTCAAACTGGTAGTGTAGTGGGTAGAAGTTATACTCAAGAGGGAGAATACAATCAAGGTAAAGTCCCTATTCAACAATTAACTAGTAATTCAGGAGCATCAAAAACACAAATGCTTATAGCCAACTACAATCATTATTTAGACATGATACGTTCGGTAACAGGATTAAACGAGGCAAGAGATGGAACTACACCCAATCCAGACGCTTTAGTGGGAGTTCAAAAATTAGCTGCACTTAGTTCAAATACAGCTACCCGCCATATATTAGATGGAAGTCTTTACATATATCGCACGTTAGCAGAAGCGTTAACGTATAGGGTGGCTGATATATTAGAATATTCTGACTTTAAAGATGACTTTGTAAATAAAATTGGTAAATACAATGTTAGTATACTAGGGGAGATATCAGAATTATATATATACGACTTTGGTGTTTTTATCGAATTATCACCAGATGAAGAGCAAAAGGCTATGTTAGAGCAAAACATACAAATGGCCTTATCTAAAGGAGACATTAATTTAGAAGACGCCATTGATATTAGAGAAATCAAAAATTTAAAACTCGCTAATCAACTTTTAAAAGTTAAGCGTAAGTCTAAGCAAGAACAAGACGAGCAAAAAGAAATGCAGAAGCAGGCTATGCTTTCACAGCAACAACTTAAATCTCAAGAGATGGCGGCGCAAGTAGCTGTACAAAAAATTCAACTTGAAACACAAGGTAAGTTAAAATACAAGCAAGGAGAAATTCAATTAGAAATTGAGAGAAACAAATCAGAAGCGCAACTAAAAAGTCAGCTTATGGAGCAAGAGTTTAATTACAACTTGCAGTTAAGGCAAATGGATAGTATGGCTTTGTCTCAAAGAGAACAGTCTAGAGAAGACGCTAAAAGCCAAAGGATTAGCCAGCAAAACTCCGAGCAATCAAAACTTATAAACCAGAGGAAAAACAATCTTCCTCCTCAAAATTTTGAGTCTAATGAAGACAGTTTAGATGGTTTTGACTTAGCTGAGTTTGAGCCTAGATAGGCCCAAAAACGTATAAATATTTTATATAACTTTGTAGAATATAAAATCTAATCTAATTCAAATGGAAATCAAAGTAAGAGAACTCACTGATGTTCAAGAAAAATCAGTACAAGAAGTAGAGCAAGAACTTTTAGATAAGCATGAGGCTCAACAAGAAATAAAGTTTGAGGAATCAAACCCTGAAACTAAAACAGATCAATCTACTGATAAAAAGGTAGAGGAAAAACCTGAAGAGGAAAAGCCAACGGAGCCACAGGCAAAGGAAGATGTTTCCGAGCCTGTTGAAGAAAAAATAATTTCTTCTGAATTAAAAGAAGAAGACGTTCTTTCATTTATTGGAGAAAGATATGGTAAGAAGATTAATTCAATTGATGAATTAGTTACTGCAAGAGAAGAGGCGCCACAAATGCCTGAAGATATTGCAGCTTACTTTAAGTATAAAAAAGAAACAGGGAGAAGTATTGAAGATTTTGTAAAACTACAAAAGGATTATTCAAATGCTAACCCTGACACTTTGGTAAGAGAGTATTTGACAGTTACAGAAGAAGGGCTCGACCCAGAAGACATAGATTCATTGATGGAAGACTATGTCTATGATGAAGAGGTAGATGACGAAACTGTAATTAAGAAAACTAAATTAGCAAAGAAAAAAATTATTGCTAAAGCCAAAAGATTCTTTAAGGAACAGCAAGAACAATATAAGTTGCCTCTTGAGTCAAGAGAAAACTCGTTCGCAGATTCTGATGAATACAAGGCTTATCAGCAATATGTGAATACGGCTCAAAGTCAGCAGGAAGAAGCTAATCGCAAAAGCGAATGGTTTGTCAAAAAAAGTGATGAATTATTCAACAGTGAATTTAAAGGTTTTAAGTTCAATTTAGATCAAAGCGACGTATACTTTACACCTGGGAGTGCTTCTGAATTAAAGAAAGCTCAAGAGACACCAATGAATTTTGTTAATAAATTTATTGATGATCAAGGACTTTTAAAAGATGCAGAGGGATACCACAGATCTTTAGCTATAGCTATGAACCCCGAAAAGTTTGCTCAGTTTTTTTATGAGCAAGGGAAATCTAGCGCCACAGAAGATGTAATGCGTAAAACAAAAAATATTAATATGACTGAGCGCAATACACCGGAGTCGGTTGCTAAATCAGGGTTCCAAGTTAAATCAGTTTCATCGCCTTCGAGCAATGGGCTAAAAATTAAAAGTATAAAAAGAACTTAATATTAATTTAAATTTATAATCATGGCAGGACAAGTAAAAACGTCACCAACTTTTGCGCTAACGCCGAGTTCAGAAAGAACTCCTACAGCTCAAAATTATTTAACCAATGCAGATTTTGATTGGTTGAACCAATATTTACCAGACACATACGAAAAAGAATTCGAGCGTTATGGTAACAGAACTATCTCTTCTTTCTTACGTATGGTAGGAGCTGAGATGCCTACTAACTCTGACCTTATCAAATGGGCGGAGCAAGGTAGATTACATACTAAATACACTAATGTTGGATCTGGCGGAGCTGGAGCAGCTGATCAAGTAACTTTTCAAGTTAATGACGTACTAGACCCAACAGCTGCAGAACAAGTTATTAGAGTTGGACAAACTGTAGTAATTGTACAAAACGACGGATCTGGTTCTAACAAAGCTGTTGTAAGTGCTGTTAACAATGCCGCTGGTGGTAGAGGACAGTTTACAGCTGACTTTTACGAAGCAGGTGGTTTAGTAACTGCAGGAACTGGAGTAGGTAATGCTGATGTTACAGTATTTATTTATGGATCAGAATTTAAAAAAGGAACAGCCGGAATGGACGGTTCTCTTGAATCAAATGATTTCATCTTTGACAATAAGCCAATTATCATCAAGGATACTTACAATGTATCTGGATCTGACATGGCTCAAATTGGATGGATTGAAATTACAACTGAAGACGGTGGAACTGGATACCTTTGGTACCTTAAATCTGAGCATGAAACAAGACTTAGATTTGATGACTATTTAGAAACAGCGATGATTGAAGCTGTACCAGCTGAGCAAAACTCAGGAGCTGCTGCCATTTTAGGTAGTTCAGGAGCTGCTGCAGATCCTGGTGCTGGATCTGATGGTATATTCTACGCTGTACAACAAAGAGGTAATATCTGGGACGGTGGAAACCCAACAGTATTAGCTGACTTTGACAACGTAATTAGTCGTTTAGACAAGCAAGGAGCAATAGAAGAAAACGTATTATTCGTTGACAGACAATTTGCTTTTGATATTGATGATATGTTAGCTGCCCAAAACTCTTACGGAGCGGGTGGTACTTCATATGGTCTTTTTGATAATGACGAAGAGATGGCGTTAAACTTAGGTTTTTCAGGATTCAGAAGAGGTTATGACTTCTACAAGACTGACTGGAAATACTTAAATGACCCAACTATGAGAGGTGGACTTCCAACAGGAGCAGGATCAGGACGTGTAAACGGACTTCTTGTGCCAGCTTCC